CAATCAGCGGTTTTGCCGATGGAGGTGAACCTCCGGTTGGTCGGGTTAGCATGGTGGGCGAAAACGGCCCTGAATTGTTTGTTCCAAAGACAGCCGGGACGATCATTCCAAATCATGCTTTGTCTGGTATGGGTGGCACAACCAACGTCACCAACTACAACATTAACGCTATTGATACCAAATCGTTTGAAGAACGTATTTTGGGAAGCTCAACGGCTGTATGGGCGGCTAATCAATATGGCGCAAAAAGCCTTTCTACAAGTTACGGGAGAACATAAATGTCGTTTCAAACGGTATTTGATATTCAGCAATCCATGACGGTAAATAACCGCCGAACTGTTGGGCAGCAGGTCAGCCGATCTGGTCAAGTTCGGGTCGCGCAATATTTGACTTCTGTGCCTTGGGTGTTCACTGTTACGCCTCATAATTATTTGTATTACCCGCAAGTTCGCGGCGTAATTCAAGCAATTGATAACAAAGACCGTCAATTGCCTGAGTCAATTACATTTGCAACTTCAAATCTTTCTTGGTTCAATTCATACCAAGGTGATTTGACTTTGGTTCAAGCGGCGGCATTAACTCTTGCATCAGTACCTGCCGCAAACGCAACAACTATTACTGTTGGCAACTTACCATCCGTTTCTTCTGCCGCACTTGTGTTTAAAGCTGGTGATTTTCTCCAGTTGGGAATTTACCCTTACAAAGTAACAGCAGACGTTTTGCGCGGCTCTGGCTCTACTGTTAGCGTTACCTTGCATCGACCCGTCATTGGTACAGTAAGCACAGGAACATTGACCGCCGTTGGAAATTCTTGCACGTTTTATGTGTTGGCAGAATCTTGCCCAACCTATACACTCAACCCAATGACAAACGGCGCTTTTGTCCAGTGGGATTCTCCCTTTGTTTTCCGTGAGGATATTATCGGATGAGTACATACATTGCGGCTCTCACAAGCCCATCAATCAGGTATGGCGAGTTTGTCAAGTTAACGACCGCCACAGCAACATACACGTTTTGTAATGCCGCCTCACCAATCACTGTAAGTGGAACTACGTACAGCAATTTGGGAAGCCTGTTGAGTATTGGTGATATCAAGCGCGAGACAAAAGCTACAAGCGGCGACTTAACTATTGCCCTAACAGGCGTGGATGGGGCTAACGTAGCGGTCATTCTTGGCGCAGACATTAAGGGTTCACTGGTGGAAGTGTGGAGAGGATTTTTTGATTCCAACAATCAAATCATTACAACCCCCACACTACAGTTTTTTAAACGCTATCAAGGCTATGTAGGCAACTTTTCGGTCACTGAAGACTGGAATGAACAGATGCGTAGCCGTGTGGCGACTTGCTCCATAAGCTGTTCATCATTTCGCACCATATTGCAAAACCGTATTAGCGGCTTGAAAACAAATCCAACTGTGTGGAAAAACTTTTATCCCAACGACACAAGTATGGATAGAGTGCCCGTAATTGCCTCAACATTTTTTGACTTTGGCTCTGCCCCTGTTGGCGGTAGTCAATCAGCTACAGATGCGCCATCAGATTCAGGATTCGCAAGTCAAGACGCATAAACATGATACGACAGGCCACAAGACAAGATATACCGGTTTTGGTATGGATGATGCGCGAGTACGCAAAAGAAGCGGCTTTGCCAGTATTAGCCAATTCTGAGACACATAACGCAGAACACGTTGGACAGTTGATATTTCAAATCCTGAGTGGGCGCGGTTTTGTTCTGATAGATGATGACCATCGAGGAATGATTGCCGCCATCATCACGCAGAACGTGTGGTGTCCAAAGGTTTTAGAGTTGCGCGAGTTGGCTTGGTGGGTTATGCCAGAGCATCGTGACAAATCTATTGGCGGTAGGCTATGGGTTCATTTTGACGAATTAGCACAAGATATGTTGAACAACAAGCGGGTGGATTACGTTTGCACTACAGTGATGGCGAATTCACCTTTGATAGACTACACAAAACGGGGCTACAAACCCCTTGAAGCTACTTTTTTTAGGGACTGAAAATGCCGTCAACACTTGTAATAGCCGCATTAGGGCTTGAATTAACAGGAATGACTTTGCTTGCGGCAAGGTTCGCAATCAATTTTGCTGTGTCAATGATTGTGACTCGCGTGTTCAGTTCAGGTAACGCCAATCAAAACATAGACAACGGTGTTCGCCAACAAGTGCCTCCCGCAACGACCAACAGCATACCGATTGTTTATGGTGATGCCTATTTAGGCGGCGTGTTTGTAGATGCCGTGTTATCTACAGATCAAAAAACGATGTACTACGTGTTAGCTATATCGCAAATCAGCCCCAACGGTCAATTCTCTTTTGATACAACAAAAATGTATTGGCAAGACCAAACAATTGGTTTTGACGGTACAGACCCAACAAAGGTTGTAAGCCTGACAGACGGTGCAGGGAATGTTCAAACCAAAATATCCGGAAACCTATACATCAACCTATACAGGTCAAATGAAGCCGGAACAATTACTGCTCTGAATGGCACGGCATTGCCTAGTTCTGTGATGGGCGGCTCTGATATTGCTGTAGCGCAAAGATGGCCTTCTACTGGCAGACAGATGAATGGTTTAGCTTTTGCCATCGTCAAAATGGTTTACAACAGGGATGCCGGTACAACACAGATGCAAGCCATCACGTTCCGCGCATCTCATTATTTGAACAACACAGGCGTAGCCAAGGCGGGTGACGTTTGGTACGACTACATCACAAACGCAAAATACGGTTGTGCTATGAATTCGTCAATCGTGGATGACGCATCAGCAACAGCCCTGAACGCTTATTCAGACCAACTCATTACTTACATCCCTGCGGCGGGTGGAACGGCTACACAAGCCCGATATCGCATCAATGGTGTTATGGACACAGGCCAAGACGTTTTGTCTAACCTTGACCAAATCATGCTTGCTTCCGATTCTTGGAATCAATACAACGCCGCCACGGGCAAATGGGCGATTGTCATTAACAAAGCTGACACAGCGTCTTTTGCTTTTGACGATTCAAACATCGTTGGGGAGATTCGTGTTAGTGCGTTCGACATTTCAGCAAGTATCAATCAAATTCAAGCGCAATTCCCTAGCAAGCTGAATCGTGACCAATCTGACTATGTGTATCTCAACACGCCATCGGGATTGTTGTTTGCTAATGAGCCTGTCAACAAATACACAATTGATTTGAGTATGGTCAACGATTCTGTGCAAGCGCAATATCTTGCTAACAGGATGCTTGAGCAAGCCCGTGAAGATTTGATTGTCACCTTTGCAACAACTTACAACGGCATTCAGGTTGATGCGGGAGATGTTGTCAGCGTCACCAACGCCGCTTACGGTTGGTCAAGCAAATTATTCCGTGTCATCAAAGTTTCAGAAGCCTCTTTGCCTGACGGAAACTTAGGTGCGTCTTTGGAGTTGAATGAATACAACGCCGCTGTGTATGACGATATGCCAATCACAGCGTTTTCCCCAACACCGAATAGCGGCCTTTCAAACCCAAATTTTTTCAGTAACCTTACTGCGCCAACAGTAGCCAACATCAACCCAACTGCGACCATTCCGCATTTTGATGTTGTTTGCGGTATTCCGGCAACGGGCAGGGTAACTGAAGTCACTTTGTTTTATACGACAGTTTCTAGCCCGACATCTTCCGATTGGTTGGTTTGGGGCGTTCAAACACTCACCAATTCGCAACCGTTTGCACCCTCTACCAGTTTTATTTTCACTGACCTGTCCCTACCTACAAGCACGTATTATTTTGCGTTTAAAGTGGCAAATGAAATCGGCGGGTCAGCTTTGTCTGCAACTTCAACCGGATTCAACTGGTCGCCCAACCCAACCACTTCTGCTGTAGCCGGTACGTTCTTGGCGACATATTCTCCGATCACTGTACAAGTACCAAGGAATTCATCACTTGTACCTTCTTTCACGGGATTGATTACACAACTGTATGGTTCTGCGGCTGGTGGCGCAATTGATTTTGTGCCTTCACAGACCGATGCAGATGCGGCTTTCACAAACAACACATGGCGTATTGGTTCATCGTCAACCACTGGTTATGGCGACATATCGACTACTGGCGGGTTGACTTTGCCTTCACCGACAGATGGCGGTACGTTTGCTCAGTGGGGTATCCCAACAGCAATGACTTCATCACCCGCTACGTTGACTGTGCCTGTTCGATACAAATCGGCTTTAGGTACTGTTACACAAGGGGCAACAGCAATTTTGCAGTTTGTGTTTGTAGACCAAGGCGCTACTGGCAATGACGGTGCAAACGGAAATCAATCG